TGATAATCCCATCCAATTGATGCCGTTATATTTTATATTTCCGGGATTGTTGTTCCGGATTCCTCGTGGTTCTTGTTGTGTCATCATTTATCCTTTTCAAATATGCTTGCTATGTTTTCGCCAAGTGCTGCTGCAACAAATATCGCAATAACATCCGCACCATAATGGCAAAATGCCAAAACAACTGCCGTTATTCCGAACATTGCGCATGCATATCTTTTGGCAGATGGATATCCGGCCCGATCACTGAACAGGTCGTATAAATATTTCAAAATGCGTTTAATCATTTTTGATTCCTTTTAATAAAATTTTCATGTCGCCTTTGATTTCGTATAAACTGTCTTTGATGGATTTCAAATCCGCCTCCAATGTATCTGTTCGTCTTTCTAATTGTAATAACCTGGTGTCTATTGCCGCACTGTGTGATTCAACCCGGACAATAAATCCGATCAATGCGGCCGCCAAACAATAAAGCAATGAACTATCTAATTTTACTTTGAATCCATCTTTTGTTTCTTGTTTGCTCATAATGCCCTCCGTACATTTTCAATTGTTGTTTTGAATCCCGATGAATTCATCGTATGCTTTGCCGATATCACAATCCATTGGCCGCATGCATCCGATCTGATTCCATGAACATTCACTATGCTTTCCGCGCATAATGTCGGATTGCCCACAATGTCCAATGTCAAACTTTCCGTTCCGGCCATGATCTCGGTCAATTTCTGTCTGGCCCGGTATGATGCCAGGTCTTGGTTTGTGTAAATATCTCGCAAAGTAAAAACCGGGGACCCAGCCCCGGCTGACACCTGTTTCTCTTCGGCCATGTCAAAATCGTAATATTTGGCGATGACCTGTCCGTATTTTCCCCTTTCTGTGATCTTGTAGTGGTAACTGCTGATGTCCTTGTTGATGTTTATGATCGGCATTGATCGGCCATCCGGGAATTGTCCGGAAAGCGGCGATATAAACATCAATTTTCCACCGGCAATTTTTACACTGGCATTGTAATCACTGGCCAATCGTTGAATGAATGCGCAATCGCTTTCTTCGGTTTGATCCAGATGCGTTACCATCAATTCTTTGTAACTTTCCGCAACCGCTGCCGATAATCCATATTTGCCGGCAATGGTTTCAATGATTTCCCCAAGTGGCTTTTTATCCCATGAATATGTTTGCGGGGCTTTGAATGCCGCAATATCTTCCAACATTGAATTGCTGGCCCGGGCGGTTATGATCATCGTCTGTGGTGGTCCTTTCAATTCAATTTCATCAACAATAAATCGGCCCATTTCATAAAGTTCATCATATCCCATAAAAACAACCAATTCTGCCCCCCGGGGTGGCACCGCCAACATGCTATCCCGATCATCCAATTGCATTGTTAAACTATCCGACACAATTCCTATTTCATCGGTTATTTCCAATGATAATAATCTGCCATTGATTGTTTTTGTTATGTCTGATTTATTCGCAATGATTTTGTAGTTTGGTTGCATTTTATTGCCATAATTTGATTTTCTTGGTGTCTTCTGATTCTTCGATTGTCGGCAGTGTTATCTTGACTCCGCCCGGCAATACCGCATCCAATTTCGCCAGGTGTCTATTCGCCTGCAAAACTTGTTCAACAACGGTTGTTTTGCCGTAATATTTCCAGCAAATATAATCCAATGTTTCGCCGTCTTTTGTTGTGTATATCATCGCATGCCGCCTTTCCGGTTATCTTCGCCATATCGTTTTAATTTCAAATTGAATGTCACTTTGCGTGGCGATCCATCTTTCATGAATGTTGTTTGTGTGTCGCTTATTGAAACAATGCACCATCGGCCATATGCGGTGCCATTGCCGCCAATAAGCATCAATGGTGTTCCCTGGGCCGCTTGTGATCGCATGCTGTCGACCTGGGACACACCGCCCCGGAAGTGCGGATAAATCGTTCCCTCCAGGGTTATGGTGTCGCTGCCGTTGCTGACAAATTGCATTGCTGCATCTTTGCCAAGTCGTCTTTGTTCTTCCCAATTGTATTCCGTTGAACGCGTAAATGTTTGATATGCTGCACTGTTGATGCAAAACCGATATTGGCCCAGCATCATCATTGTGCTTGAATTGAAGTTAGTCATAATTCACACCTCGCATTCTTCGTTGTGCTGCTTGTTCTCTTGCATTTAATTCTGCCGATACTTGCTGCGCTATCTGTTCCGCTGTCGCGCCCTCGGATGCGTTTATCGTTATCGGTGCATTCACTGATACATTGGTTTGGGATGAAGAATTGCTGATCGCTGTCTTTGGGATTTCTTTCACATTGGATACATCTGTATCTTCAATGATCGTCTGTCCGATTTCTGGTGGTTTTGGTTGTTCGTCATTGCTGCCGAATGCCCAATTCCATGCCTTGCCAACCCAGCTGTCTTTGATCCATTCTTTGATGCCGCTGAATATGTCCTTGGCTTTTTCCCACAGGTTCGTGATCCAATTCCAAACATTCTTGAAAACCTCGACAACCGGTTCAAACAATCGCTTAAAAAATGCCGATATTGGTTTCCAATATTTTATTATCAATGCGGCCCCAACTGCAATTGCCGTTATGATCAATCCAATTGGATTGCTGACAATTGCTGCGCCAACGGATCTGATGATTGGTATCAATCCGCCAAAGCCCAATTTCAACAATGAAAACGCCGTTCTCAATCGCGTAAATATGCTGACCACCGATAAGATACCGCCCTTGATAAATGTAAATCCATATCCCAGCGCAAATGTTGCCAATTTGAATGACATCATCCCGGTTACTGCCAGGCCTATGTATTTGATCAATATCGGATGCTTTTCTGCAAATTCCGCCAAACTGGATGCTGCTTTGCCGAATATTCCAACAACGCTGTTTATGGTTGGCAGCAATGTTGCCCCAATATTTGTTGCCAGCACTGACATCTGGTTTTTCAACAACTGCAAACTGTTTGCGGTGGTTGCTGATCTGGTTTCAAATTCTTGCTGCATGCTGTTTGTGTATGCTGCCTCATCTGAAACCATGGCCAGGTTCGTCTTCAAAGAATCCAATCCATCAATCAATGCGTTCAAATGTTGGCTGACCTTTTCGCCGAAAATGTCTTTCAATGCCTGGGAACGTTTGATTGTGGATAATCCTTTGATGCTTTCCAATACTGCCAATAATGCATCTGTGCCGCGGCCGGATTCAATCATATCCCGGTATTCCTGCATGGAAATTCCCAGCATATTGAATGCATCGCGTGCCGCCCCGGTTGCAACCGGCAATAATTTCAATCGTGACGACATCATGTTGATGGCTTGTGCCGCTTGTTCTGGTGCCTTGCCCAATGATACAAATGTGCCGGCCAATGCCGACAATTCGCTGTGGGTCATGCCGAATGATTTCGCCATTGCACCGGATTTGATGCTGACCGTCAATAAATCTTGCGCGGTTGCGGCGGTGTTATTCGAAAGATGATTTATAACATCGCCAACCTTGGTCATTTCTTCGATTGGCACTTGCAAAACATTTGATAATTTCGCCATTGATTGGCTGGCCTCATCGGCTGTTATATCAAATGCAATCGACATCTTGGATGCGATTTCTGCAAACTGTGCCAGCTTTTCCCTTGGCACTCCCAATTGTCCGCCGGTGGCGATCATTTGGGTTAAACCCTCAATTGCGATTGGTATATGTTTGGACAGCTGTTTGATGTCGTGTTCCATCTCTTTGATCTGCTGCGGTGTGTCAAAATTAACAACTTTCTTCACATCCGCCATCGCACTTTCAAATGCGATTGCCGGTTTGACCAATCCATAAAGCGATGTTCCCAGCGCAACAACATCCATCATTTGTGATCGGTACATTGATCGCTTGGACAGGTTCGCCTGTCTTTTGTTCTCGATCGCTGTCAATGCGGTTTGTCTTTTGCGAAGAATTTCCATCGCTTGGCCCAGGCGGTTTTGTTCCTGGGTCAAATTCTTTGTATCCACACCGGCTGTTTTCAATGATGTGGACATTTCTTTCAAGGCAGCTTTGTTCTGCTCATATGCAGATTTTGCAATTGCTGCCTCTTTTTTTGCATTGCGGAAACTATTGTTTAATTCCTTGCTCGGCTTTTCAGTATTCTTGATTTCCTTGGCCAATCGTTTGACCTCGGCCTCGGCTGCATTCCATTCCTGCTTTGCCGATATCGTGCTTTGGCGCAGATCCTTAAACGCATTCACATTTTCTGATGTGGTGTTTAATTGTTTAATGCTGCGCCCCAGGGTGTCCAATTGCTTTTTGCTGGATGTAAATGCACCCTTGAAAGTTCCGCCCAGTTCCGCACCGATAATAACAGAAACTGCTGTTTGAACACCCATGTTATTCCCCATTTATTTCTTTCTGAATGGCAACCGCTGAACGGTGCCATTCATAGAAATCCTCTTCGGTCATTTCCAAAATTTCGGATAATGGCCAATGTGTTATTTTTGAAAGCACGATTATTTCTCGTCTGATATCGCCGCAGGTCCGAAAAAACCCATATAAACCTTTTGAATCTTGGTGTAATCGGTTTCATCCAATTCCTTGATCACTTGTGGCGATACTTCGCATAAATTCGCGAACAGATTTATTTCTTTTTCTTCATCCGTTGTCTTCATGACAGAAACGGCCAATCGATCTTTGACTTTGCTGCGGCGCATCGTCAATTCGGTGTATGTCGTTTCATCAATCTTGATCGGGTATTGTAATTTTATTTTTTCCATTTTATACCCCCAATGCTGAACGAATGTCTGCCAAAACATCTTTGCCATTTATGCTGCGAACCATGTTGTCCACATCAATTTCAATGACTTTCTGTCCGCCGATATCCAATGAATAATATCTACATGCAATCGAACATTTTAATGTTGCCAAATCGCCGGCTTTGAAATTGCCCATATCGACTTCGGTAAACATGCCGCGCATGCTGATTGTCATTGGTGTGGTTGTTTTATCATCCACCAATGCGCCGCGCAATGTTACTTGAACATTGTTTCCAGATATCAATCCAAATTGTTTCAAAACCTCTGGATCATATTCGACAATGGAAAAACTGCCCTCCAATTTTTCCATGCCCATATCAATTGATGCCGGAACATCCATTCCGCCACCGCGGAATTCTTCGGTCTTGATTGTTAACTTTGGTGGTGTGACTTCTTCTGCCTTGCCGGCATAGCCGCGCCCATCGACAAACAAACTAAAATTTTTCAATATTTTCGCCATGTTTTTCCCCTTTGTTATTCAAAGATTTCTTCCAAATAGTCATTTGTTAAACGGCTACGGAATGTGATATGTTCTGCCGGGAATGATGGTGTAAAATCAAAATCAAATGTGATATTCCCCAGCTGAATGTTTTCCGGTGTGTTCAAATTCTTGTCGGCCCAACATGTGCCGTTGATGATCGCACCGATATTCTTCAAATAGCGCAGATAATTGTTCACACTTTCGCAAACATCTTCGGTATATGTTCTGCTGATATTTCTATCAATTGCCCATAAACTCGCCGCCAATAAACTATCATTGATCATGTCGGCAGTTCTGCGAACTGATAAGAATTGCCATTTGGTATCCGTTGCCGCTGTGCGGTTGCCCCACAATCTGTATCCATCTTGTTGAATAACTGTTGCCACTTTGTGTTCATTCAAATAATTGGCAACGCATTGGCTGTCGCCCAATGTAAAATCAACAGGTTTGGATAATCCGATGATGCCTTTGATTTCTTGATTGGATGGCGACCACCAAAATCCGCGATCATTGTCTGATTTCGCAATCAATCCGGCAACTCGTGCGGACAAAGGTTCTTCGACAATGTCTTCGCCTTTCTGAACTTTTGCCCATGGATAAACCGAATACAAACGCGATGATGTAAATGCGGATTGGTATGTTGTCGCTTGTTCTCTTGTGCCATTCGGGCAATCTGCAACAACCGTTGCGCGTAAGCGATCTGCTACCGACAATAATGCTGTTACAACTGCATTTGCCGCATTGTTTGCGCCTGGTTCATGTGTGAATCCCGGTGCAATCAATATGCGTGGCTGCACTTTGCATTCTGTTTGTGCTGCCAACAAACATTGAATCCCGGTGTATGATCCATCTGTTTCAACACCGCCGATGATGTCGGTTGCTGTGATTGCTGTTGGATCCAATTCATCATCTTCATCCAAATGATCTTCGTTGTCTGGATCTGCCACATTGACCACAACAACAACGGCCCCGGTTTGTTCCAATATGCCTTTCAATGCTGTTGGTATTGTGAATCCATCGGTTTCATCGCCGAATGTATCTATTGCCTCCAATAAATTTCCAGTGATCACTGTTGGTTTGTTCACTGGTCCTTTTGGTGCTGTTCCAACCAATCCGATGACGGATGATGCAACAGTGCTAACTGGATGTGCGCTGCCATCCAATTCAATGACTTCGATGCCATGTAAAAATCTGTCTGTCATGTTTTTTCCTTTTTGTTTTGGGGTTGTTGTTAAAGTTTGCGTATGCGGACATACCCAGGTTTGCCGGATACTGCCGTCATTGTGTTTGTTCCAGTGCGCCAACTAAAATCACCGGATTGCCCACGCGTTGTATCGTCCGGCCAGTTATCATTCGCACGACCTGTGCCTGTTCGGGCTGCTGCCGTTGATGATGCCTGTGACGATGTGCAAGCATTTGGATTGTTTATCAAAGTGCTTTGCAATGCTGATCCCGATGCGGTATTTGTTCCTATCACACCAACCGTTCTTGTGCATCCAGTTGTTGATGTTGCTTTCGTGCTGCCGGCTGTTCCGCCGCCTGCGGACAATGTCAAATTTGTGAATCCTGTTACTGTACTTGCTACCCCAGGGTTACCTGTTACAGTTCCGCCTGATGCACTTGAAAATGAACCTGTCTTTGTTGCACCGCCACTACCAACAACGATTGTTATCGTTGCTGCGGCTGTCAGTTTTGCAGTTATTTGTATCGTTCCGCCGACACCACCTTGTGCATAGTGGTATGTACTGTTGGTTGTACATTTACGTCCAGATGCACCACCGCCACCACCAATCAATGTGATTTCGTATGTGCCAGCAGACAATGTCTGCGTGTATGTTCCGGCTACTGTATTTTCATATATCAGCACTGGGTCGCCTGTGTAAAACACACGTGCCATACCGCTGATGCCGATATATCCTTTTTTGACTTTTCGTGCGTATCCACCAACACCGACATACAGTTTGTTTATCTTGCGTGCCAATGAACTTATTCCTATAAGTGCGTTTTTGCTCATTGTGTTTCCTTATTCATAAACCAGTAAAATTTGACCAGTTGTTAAACTGCTCAATTCGCCTGGATCTGTTGC